CCCTCAAACCTGACAGGGATCACTAACTTATCCTTGGTATCGTGAAGGGGGGACGGTCAATTGCCCTCGGCTACGACTTCAGCCAGCGCCTTGATGTTCCTGTCCGCGTTGAACTGGAGTATTCAGCTACCAGCAAAATGGACAGAAAAATGAGCAGCTTATGGTCTGATGAAAAAAGCGAAGGCTACGAACACTTCAAAATGAAGATTGACGTTCAAAGCCTCTTCTTCAACGCTTACTACGACTTCAAAAACATTACCTCATTCACGCCTTACATCGGTGCTGGTGTAGGGCTTGCCTTTGTTGGGGCGAATACGAGCGTAAACGGTCACGAAGAGCCTACGAAAGGGGAACCTTATTGGAGCTACAATTTTGGCAAGAAAACCCGTACCAACTTTGCTTGGAATGTGGGCCTTGGTTGCGCCTATGCCCTGAATGACACAGTTTCCATTGACCTTGGCTACCGTTACGCCGACTTCGGCAAGGCTAAAACCAAGTCTTTTTCAGGTCTGGACGACGGTCAACCCTTCACGGTTTACAGCAAGGCCCAAAACGTAGCCATGCACCAGTTTATGCTCGGAGCGCGCTTCACGTTTTAACCACTTGACACGGCCTCATAACTCCACAATAAGAAGTTATGAGGCCGTTTTCAGAAAATGAACCTTCTTAACCGTTTGATGGGGGAAATTTATGACCAGAGAACAGCTAAAAACCGCAATCAATGAAATTCAAAAGGGAAAACAGATTGAAGCCAGTAAGCTTCGTGAAATTCTCCTGGCTCTCGTAGAGTCTATCGAAAAGTTGGAATCAAAGTGAATTGGTAACTGTGGGAGTGTACTCCCACAGTTACGCATAGTAGCTCTGTTTTGAAGACTTGATTTCGACTTCAGTGTCCATAAGAATTGCCTCAACAATAGGACGCAACAGCCAAACAAAAAATCTTTTCATCGAATACTCCTTTCAAGAAATTACAATTACGCTAGTAATTTTAATTACTGACACACTAAGGGCATAGCCGGTTTGTCTACAACTTCACGCCAAGTTTCAGATAGTCTAGTCTTCACAACATTTTTCAGTATCCTTATTGCATCAGATTTACGTTCTACAATCAAGTTATGGTACGCCAAGTAGTTATCCAGGTATTTTGTTGCCACACCCTTAAACCGTACCATAAATGCCTTTAGCCGACTGTGATAACTGTTTACGGTTTGAACATGGTAATAGCCCTCCGCTCGTCCTGCTTTTACTTGCACTAAATTGATTCCTGCATTGGTAGCGAATCTACGATATGCAGGATCACCATCAGTTACCAGTATTGAATTGCTTGAGATGTGTTTTTTCAACACTTTTTCAAGCACAGTGGCATCAGGGTGGCCGCGTGTTGCTACCTTATTATACAACTTTCCCTGCCTACTGATTGCACACGTCACGCTAACTTTGTCCCGTGAAAGGCCACGTTTGTGTGCTGGTTCCCCACGTTTTTTCGCGGGTCTATCTAAGGGTGTTTTCCCTTTTTCTGAGTACGCAAAATAAGTTTCGTCACTCTCCACTAGTTTGCTTATCTTGATCTTTTGAACATACCTCCTAACAATATTCAACAGTTTATGACGCCAATAAAAAGCCGTTGGTAGGCTGATACCACAGTATTTTGCAGCCTTTCTTAGGGAATAACCTTCAGAAAGACAATGTGCGTAACTTTTCCAAGTCTCAAAATCCTTGTGAGTTCGGCTTAAAAATGACTGTGATAAACTATTAAACGATTTTTTGCAGGAGGTGCATCTATACCGCTGCACACTGTTTCGCGTGCCATTCTTGACGAACTTAACACTACCGCAATGGGGACACTTGATACCTGTATCAGCTTTGAAGTTGATAAGGTCTTCAAGGCTAAAGTTCGGCTGTCCGTCAAGCTCGGCTTTGATCCTGGCTTGTTCGTCAGCACTAAGCCCTAAAACCAGGTTACGAACATGTTCATAGTTTGAAGCTGCTACCATATTTTATGGCCTCATAACTCATATGAACGGTTTTTTGTCGTATGAGTTATGATTACAACACCTTATGGCTTTTGTCAACCGAAAAATTTAACATAGCCTTTTGAAAAAAGGGTTCTCCCTCCCCCGGACCCCCACCTTTCCCAAAAACTTCAAAAGGGGAGGTACCGGGGGACGAGGTAAAAAAAATTTCCCGAAGCACCAAAACGCAGGAGAGCAACTATGGCAAGCGGCTATCAGCACGGGGTGTACAGCGGTGAAGTGCCCACAGCGCTCCTTCCGGCGCGCTATGTGGACACCAACGCGGTGTTTGCCGTGGGCACGGCTCCCGTCCATACTCTGGACGAGGGCAAAGTCCGCTACGTCAACACCCCCCGGCTCTACAACAGCTATGATGCCTTTGTGGCCGAGATGGGCTGGTCGGAAAACTGGCACGATTTCACCCTGTGCGAAGTGGCGGAATCGCACTTCGCCAAGTATGGCGCCTCGCCCCTGGTCTGCGTCAATGTTTTTGATCCGGAACGTCATCTCATCCCCGATGAAACACCGGAAAGCGATTCCCCGGGCGACGCAGCGGAGGGGACGCCCGAATCCGGCTCCGCCGGTTCGGCTGTTCGCGTCCCCGTAGCGGCAAAGGACATCATCGGCGGCGTTGACGCGAAAACCGGCAAAAAGACCGGGCTGGAACTGATCGCGGAAATGTTCCCCCGCTTCCGCATCGTGCCCGGGTCCATCCTGGCCCCGCGCTTCAGCGAGGATTCCGCCGTGGCCGTGAGCATGAGCGCCAAGGCCACGGGCATCAACGGCCTGTTCCGCGCCCTGGCCCTGGCCGACATCCCCACGGACAAGGTGCCGTACTACCCGGGCGCGCCCGAACACAAGGAGCGCAACAACCTGACCAGCGAGAACCTGGTGGTCTGCTGGCCGCGCATCGCCCTGGGGGATCGCGTCTATCACATTTCCACGCAGCTTGCAGGCCGCGTGTCCCTGACCGACTCCGACAACGGCAATTCCCCGCACGTCAGCCCCTCCAACAAGCAGGCGTTCATGGATCGGGCTGTGACGGTCGATGCCTCCGGAGCAATAGCCGAAGAAGTCTGGCTGGGCCTGACCGAAAACAACTATCTCAACGGTCAGGGCCTCGTCACGGTCAATAATTTCGACGGCGGCTGGAAGTTCTGGGGCAACCGCACCGGCTGCTATCCGAGCAACACGGATCCCAAGGACGCCTTCATCCCCATCCGCCGGTTCATGAACTGGTATCAGAACACCTTCATCCTGACCTACTTCTCGCAGGTGGACGGTCCGATCACCAAACGCTTCATTGAACGCATCCTGAAGTCCGAACAGATCCGTCTGGACGGCTTCACTTCGCGGGGCATCATCAACGGCGGCCGCATAGCCTACCTTTCGGGGGAAAACCCGCTCACCGACATCATGGACGGCCTGCTGCGCTTCCACCTCTGGCTTTCGCCGCCGCCTCCGGCCCGGAGCATCGAGGGCATTTTCGAATTTGATCCCACCTATCTTGAAGCCCTTTTCGGAGGTGAGGAATGAGCCGTCCGGAACAGACCATCGCCTTTCGCGCCTACTTTCAGGGCACGGATCTGCTGGGTGTGGCCACCATCGAAATGCCGCAGGTGCAGTTCCTCTCCGAAACCATCAGCGGCTCCGGCGTGGCGGGCGAGTACGAAAGCCCGGCCCTGGGCATGACGCAAAGCATGAGCGTCAAGCTCTCGTGGATCAGCCAGACCAAAAACTTCTACAAACTCCTGGATTCCACCCTGCCGCCGCTGCTGGAACTGCGGGCCTCGGTGCAGAAAGAGGATGAGGCCACCGGCATCCGCAAGGCCGTGCCCCTGCTGGTGACGCTGCTGGCCCATACCAAAAGCTCGCCCCTCGGCAGCCTGGAAACCGGCAAAAAACACGGCAACGAGACGGAAATGGAAGTGCTGCGCCTCCAGGTGGAACTGGACGGCACGGAAATGCTGCTCATCGACAAACTCAACTATATCCACCGCGTGCTGGGCAAGGACATGCTGGCAACTGTCCGCGAACATCTCGGACTGGACGGATAAGGAGGAAACCCCATGCGCACTGTCGCCATCACACTGGACAATCCGCTGCGCGTCAAAGGCGCGGACGTTTTTGAACTGGAAATGAAAGAACCCACAATGGCCGAGGAAGAGGATTCTATGGCCCTGGCCGTGGACATGGGCCGGGGCAACGTGCCGCTGACCAATGAAATGTGCATGTACAGCCTGCTGTGCAACGTGCCGTATGACGCCATCCGCACCATGACCTCCGCCGACTACGAGAAGCTCCGCCGGGCCTACAACGGCTTTGTCCGCCCTATCGGCAGGAAGGCGTCCGGAAGGAACAGTGGGACGCCGCCGAAGAACTCCGGATCCTCCGCCGGGGCTTCCTCCGGCTCGGACGCGAGTCAGGCTGGGGAAGAAGCGAACTGAGGGCCATGCGCCCCGGCGAGTTTGACGCCTATCTCCGGGCAGCGGCGGAAGAGGACCCCGCGCCCCAAGACATGCTCCGGCAACTCTTATCTAATTGCAAAAGTTTCGCGCATTATTTCTAAGTTGGCATCCCTTGACTTCTCTTTTTCTCCAGACAAATGGCTGC